CCGCGAATCGCGCCTGTCGGTCCGCCTTGGAACCCACCAAGCATAGCCTGTTTAGCCGCCATCTGCTGACCTTGCTGACCGGACAGTAGGCTCATGACGTTAGCACCTTGGTTCTGGAAACTACCAGCACCGCCACCACCGCCACCAAACGTGTTCAAAGCGTTCAAAGCCATGCCCGCTTTCCCGCCTAGACCTGCGCTGAGAAAGCTGCCAATGCCAGACTGAACTGCGCTTTCGACATCTCCGCCGCCCAGCAACGACCCAAGTCCGCCGCCAATAGCCGCGCCCCCTGGACCACCAGCAACCATGCCAACAAGGGCACCAATCGAGGAGAACAGATCGCTCTTTTTAGTGTTTGCTTCGGATTCTCTAGCCATTACGTTTCTCCCGAAATTGCTTCTGGGGCAGTTACTGTAATACTTGTACTGCGCTTTTCAGATCCTGTCCAAGGTTGTGAACACTGCGGACAATTACCATCAGGGTAACTTGCGATCTCTGCGGGCGTGTCAACTGCGTTGTCACAGCTTACACAATGCACTGTATCAGAACTCGTCGAAGGTTTCCACTTCGAACCGTTCGCCATTGTTAAAATAGTATCGCTCATGTCGTTGTCACCGTAACTGTTCCGACCCCACCTGTGCCAGTAGATCCTCGCACATGGGGTGTGTTGCTTAAAGTAACCTTAACAAACCCGCCTTGCTGAAACAATGCCCCTGTTTCAAGACCGGAATCATCCGTCTGCAAGTCGGTTAAAGTTAACCTGGTGGCTCGTTCTTCACCAGGGTTTTGCTGCTGCTCCATGTAAACAGCGAAACTCCGCGTTAAGTTCGCGAAGTACTGCTGATCGTACTGTGTGGGTGGAACCGCAAAAAACGGAAGGATCAGGTTACGAGACACTACCTTCTCCCGTCAGTCCGAATATCCAGCCTTGGAGACCCCAGCCTCCAACCTACACCAGAGTCATCAGATTCCACTCGCATTGCAAAGCTGCGGCCACGCAGCCTTAGATGCACTTGCTCAGTAAACTGCTCAACAGGGACCGAAGCCGTCTTGGTAACCTGCTTTTCCGTAGATTGAAGATAGTTTCCGCCAGGGAAGTTACGAGTCTTGATTGTAAAGTTCGCACTTGGGCTGGCCGCAGTAGACCCGCGAAACGTAACGTCTGGTATCATGCGCTTGATGAACGCAAACTTATCGCCGTCCCCAATGTCGATCTGGCTCGACTCGATGTATGCAGTAAATGCCGCGCCATCATCATCGAATCCCGTCTCCTGAGAGTACAAATAATTGTTAGGTCCTGCGGCAATCGGCTGGTCAAAAATACCCCTGTCCATCCAGAAGCTGCGGGACAATGTGCCGTAGTACCAGATCTGCTGCTGGTAGTTGTAAACAACATAGCGGTTGTTTACTTCGCTATCCGCAGATGGGTAGAACCACCAGACCTCTGAGAAGGATGTGTTGCTTGAAGCTACAATCTTCTCGCGCTGGGTAAGGTTAATATCGTCAAAGACATAGTCTCGAACGGTGCAAGGTAGCCTTTGAACTGTACCGCCATACGCATAGAACTCTTTCAGACCCATCCAATACACGTTGTCCTCAACAGGAATCGCTGCGAGCGGTCCCATAGTCGTGACATTTTCGGAGACCAGGTTCACACCAAAGGTAAACGGTGGACCTAAGTACTGCATTGCGTACAAAGATTCGTCCGTAAACACCAAGACCTGTTGCCGCGTTTCAATCGCCATGACAATCTCGGACCCAGAACCGAGGCGCAAGTCCCCAGCCGTGTTGGTCGCCGTAGCGTTCCACGTTATCAAAGATTCTTGGTCCGAGAACCGAATCAGCAACGGATCCTGCACACCGGGCGTGTCTTCGCTATCACAACCAAACGCAATGATGTGACGGTCGCGATCTGAAACCAGAACCTGTTTGGCAATGGTTGGTGTCGAACTCGCCCCGGCCAAGGAATCAAGGCTCACGGCCCGCGAAGCTGCGCCCCCGGTTTTATCCCAGTAGTAAATCCCGCCGTTGCGCACATTAACGAGTAAGTCTTCGCCAAAGTTGTCATGTGTCCAAACGCGAAGTGTGGAGGTAAGAATAGGAGTGGAAGCGGCAGAGCCCCACGTTCCTCGGCCCCAGAAACCGACACCCCAGCCTGCGCCAAAAGTGGATGTGTCTAAGCCTATGTTGATCTGATACGCGCCGACAACCGCCGCGCCACCGTTACCCGTGTCAGAGCCATTCGCGGAAACAAGCGTTGGAGCAAGCTCCCCGTCTACAGTGATGTCAGCAATAGTAGTGCCCGCGGTTCGCGCAGATATGGTGTATGTATCGCTCGTCAGAATCCCTGTGATGTTATACTCTTGGTTCAACACCCCTGCGGTGATCGTCCCGCCAAGACTCGCTGCACCACTGAATGTCACAAAGTCTCCGGACACCGCGCCGTGGTTTGCATCTGTCACAGTTATTGTTGATGACCCGTTGGTAGCTGCAAAGGTTACATCGCCCGCAGCGGTTGTAGCGCGAATTGGAGTTATGTCAGAGAAAGAGCCACCGTCTTGGTTCAGGTAATACTTGAGGCTTGTGCCTATTCCGATGTAGCGGCTGTTATCCAAAGCCACCCAAGGGTGCATCGCCCTAGCAGAGCCAAGGTACGAGAACCCCGAAAACTTCTCCCATCCGCCGATCTTCTCAGGCATCCCGAAGCGAAACCGCACCTTATCCACATCAAACCAACCGCCCTCATTTGTGTAGGACGTTGTTTCTCTATTAACACCAGGCTTGAACTGTAGTTTGGTAAGCGGCATGTGGCATATCCTTATGCATTCAGGGCGTCAAGATCATCCCAAACACGTTGAGCATGTGCAGCAGCATCGAAAGCCGTTGTTGCATCTGGATTTTCTTCTGTTGGTGCAGGGTCTGTCCAGCTATTTGCTGACGCTTGCGCCGCTAGATACGTTTGCAGGTTCGCCTTAGATGTGACTTCCTCAATCGCACCAGAAGTGTCTGAACCATCCGCTGAAATGCCAATCATAATCCAATCTTGTGGACTAGCTGTACCACTATCTGCAACAGGATACATGCCGCCTGTTCTCTGCGTAACACCAAACTTCAACCAAGTTGGTATAGTGCCGTCACTTTCTAGTCTGTACTTTACTACTTTGTGTGCCATTTTTCTTATCCTCTAGCTGTGGAGTGTTAGTCAGAGATGTTCTGTCCATGATATCAAAACCACGGCTGTTTGCAAAGTCTCCAGGGCAATCTGCCCATTTTTCTGCACAAGCCTCTAACCACTGAACCGTGTGGTGATGCTCTGGTGCCTTACCTTGTTTGATGATTTCGTTTTCCCACTGCAAATAGGAAAAGACTTCTGCCTGTGCCTGCGCTGCATTGATCCCTAGATCAAACACATAAATAAGATTACCTTCATCTATCTGACCATTACGACTTCTAGCTGCATTCAATGCTTGTTTCATGCAAGTCATAATATGGTACTTAACTTCTTCGCGCTCATAGTCTTCTTCGGTAAGCTCATCCTTGCCGATCTTCTTCATCAGGTTGTCATACTGATTGGTAAAGAAGTTTAGCTTACGAACCGCAGCTTCTACATATCCACGAGAGCTTGCCGCCTGTGCTTGCTTTTCGTTAATCTTAATCTCAAGCATCTCACGTTCTAAATCATCTGTTTCTTCTAGGAGCTTACGCTCTAGCTTCTTGAGCTTTACTTCTTCCTTCTTCATCTTGAAGTAGCCCTCTTGCAAAGCTGCTTTAGTCTTTTCAATCTCAGCAAGGCTATGCTTTACAGAACGTATAGGTGTAATCGCAGTTACATCTAATGTCACACTCATCATCTGTGAATGAGACTTATAGAAGTTGCTAGATGCCTGTGCAATTGCAGGAGCTTTTTCTGCAATGTTTGCCAACATAGATTTGTATTCAGGCTTCGCTTGTGGAAGCTGAATCTTAATGTCAGGCGTTGTTAACGCGATTTCATTTGTGGTATCTTTTGGCATTATGATGGTTTCGTTGGCATGGTGTGAGTATGAGGCCATCCTGATGCGCTTGGCAAGTCTCTAAGTGCCTGACGATAAGTAACCCACTCAGCTTTCTTTTCTGTGCTCAAAGCAGTGTCAGCCATTTGTGTCCAATCAGAATCTGCAAGAAGTGTTGTTCGGGTAGACCTTGCACCTTCGGCGGCTTTTGCATCTACGTTGGCACGATATGCTGTGGTTTGTGCGTCAACCGATTGTACGTTGCCATCAAGGTCTGTGTACTCAGTAAACACTGGCCCAACAGAATTGACTGTCATCCAGTTGCCATCAGAATCTTGTGCTACACCAGACCTAAAACTAAATTCGTAAGGCGCTGTTGTTGTGGCTTGAGCACTTTCCATAACAGGATCTGCACCCAGACCATCTAGGCGTTCTACTGTGAGCGTTGGTTCTAGAACAGGTCGAGTTTTCTTGTGCATCGTGCGGAAGGTTATTTCCGTCACTACCTCGCCTGTTTCTCGTATTCTTATTAGTCCCATGACTAAACTCCTTTATTGTGCGATTGCGTAAAAGACGTAAGTTGAACCGTTGGTATTAAGACCACCTAAAGCTGTTGTGACAGTAAAACCTGCGCTATATGGGTCGATAGCATCATAAGATGTAAACTCAGCTTGCTGATCGTTTAAGTATAGGAAAGGATCATTACCCGCTACAATTCCTCGTACGCTATCAAATGTAAACCAACCATCTCCCGATGCACTTGATCTCTTAATCAGTATAAATCTAGCACCGCTAGTAAACCCACAATCTACATCTACCGCACTGCTTGAACCTGTGTAACTTCCAACTTTACTTATTCCTGGCAGAGTAGCGAACAGGTAGGCTATGTACTTTTGACCGCTTGCATTAGTATCGTTTCCATTACCTGTGCCTAAAGTAAAAACAGTAGATGTGGGCGCTGTGTCATTCCAATACCCTGCAAAGTCAAGAGCGGCACCAGTTGTATCTAAATATATAGCTTTATCTTCTGGCGCACTTGCATCTAAATTTTTATGGTAAACTACCCAAGAGGCTGTTCCAGTACCCCCTGGCCCGTCACGACATTTTACCCACATCATCTCAGGTGCTACACCAAGGTTATGAGCTATAGTTCTTGCGCTTCCTGTGCCTGTGTAACAAACAACGTCAAAATAGCCTCTGGCTCTAGCCCAAGACCAACTAACGGTATTATTAGTAGTTCCCCAAAAACTAGTGCTAAAATCTACTGAATTATTTCTAGCATACCATTGAGTACCTAAATCCCCTTCTGCATTATTTGCCTCCGTGAATAAATATTTTGAGCCCATTAATCTCGCAAGATTATATCTATTAGTACCACTAGTTCTTGTGGTAATAGCCATATCAACATTAAAACCAGTATTAAATATGTTGCTGTTACCGTTACTAGAATAGGTTGCAACAGAAAACACCTGACTCGCAGCAGTTGGTGCAGCTTGAGGTCTGCGTATTGCCATGTAGATAAAAGTTTTAGATGGGTCTATAATGTTTGTTCCATCTGTAACAAAACCTGTGGGTGTTGGTGTTAAAACAGTATTACTAGTTCCTTCAGCATTTGCAAGATTAGCTGCTAACCAAGCATCATTTGCACCATTTACCATACCACGCATTACGTCAACTATAAACCAACTGCTTCCATTGTGTGTACCTTTAAACAACACCCATTGTGGCTCAAACCCTAAGTCTACAGTTGCTATACCATTTGAATCAGATGTGAACGAACCACACTTAATAATATCCTGATCTCCAGGTTCACCAAAGCCACCGTCATCATCGTTGTGTGCGAATAGGTAGGCTACATAGGTTGCTCCGTTAATGTTTGTAAGATTACCACTGCCGTTGTGTGAATTGTATCCGTTTATCTTTTTTGCATCAAAAGTAGTAGAGGTTAAACTCATATCAGATGCACCACTGGTGGAAGTAACAGCGTTACCTGCACTAGTTAAATTTAAAGCTGTAGGGTAAGAAGCGTTACCATGAATATAGCTGCCATTAGACTGTCTCGCTGCTATATGCCAATCACCTGTGCTATCTGTACGTTTGACAACAACAAAACCAGGTATGCTACCTAAATTATGAGATATAGTATTGCTAGAATTACCATTCCCAGTATACGTCACAACATCAAAAAATTTAGGCTGCTTTCTAAAGGTCCATGTCACAAAAGTTTTAGTATTTTCAGACCAATATTGACCAACAGTAAAACCGTTAGTGTTAAAACTATCTAATGTTTCAGCTAATGTTGATTCTGAACTAGCTGCATTACTTTTTAAAAACTTGGTTACTCCTCTAGCAGAGTCTATAAGACTATGATTACCAGACTCTCCTCTTGGCTTAAACCAAACCAAACCACCAGAGTTACTAAGGTTAATGCCATTTGTTATTGTTTTAGCACCACCATTTCCAGTATATACATCAGTAGAAAACAAACCATCAACAAAAGCAGAAGGGTTAACGTTAGCTGCGTTAGGCCAGTTACCACCTTTAATAAGGTCTAGTGCTTCATTGATATCCCATATACCTGACGCTTTGCTATCTTTAAAGTTACCATCAGGTACTACTTTAGAAGAAGATATAACGT